TGAGCCTTTCACGTTCGCTGACGAGGATTATGATCCACCGTCCAACTCCGTGTGGGTACGCCTGACAATGTTGGGCGGTGAAAGGGATCAGATAGAATTTGGTATTCAGAGGCGATTCCGCGGCTCTGGAGTGGTTCGCGTCCAAGCGTTTTTTCCGAAAGGAAAGGGCACGGGGCTTGCAGCCAATTTGGCAGATGCTGTAAAAGACATCTATGAAGGGCGTACAATTGATGGCGTCAGGTTTTTCACTACACAGATCACACGTGGTGCGGAGATTGAAGACACGTGGCAAACTTTCAACATCGACACCGTATACGACGCGGATGAACTGCGGACCGTATAGGGGAGGATAAATGTCAGACGCTTCACAAACCAAACTTTCCTTTAGGGATGAAGTGGCCTGGGGAGAAGACCCCGCTGCTCCTTCCCCACAGGTAGCACTTCGTGAATTTCGCTTTACGAGCGAAACCCTGAATTTCAATCAGGAGACTGCAAACTCTGAAGAAATCAGGGATGATCGGAACATCTCAAACATCATTCGAGTGGCTGCTGAGTCATCGGGCGATGTCAATATTGAGACCAGCTTTGGTTCACACGACCCGCTTCTCGAAGGGGCCTTTTTTAACAACTGGTCCACCGCTGTCGATGTCAACGATCCAAACGTCAGTCCGCTCGCAACCGACGCTATCACGATCACAGCCAATGTCACATCACCGGTGTCAGCATCAACCGGCACCATGACGAACGCGGGGTCCCCAGACGGTCTCTTGAATCTTCAAGTCGGAGCGTTCTTTCAGATCAGTAACTCGCAGTCATCCCCGACCAACGATGGTTTTTATCGGGTGGTATCGAATGCAGCTGGCACAGTGACGTTCACGCCCTCGACACCCGCAAGCGAAACGAACTCGCTTGTCCGTATCCGATCGTCGTTTATTTCAAACGGCACGGTCTTCAAATCGTTCTTGATCGAGAAAGAGTTCCGTGACGTCGCGCAGTTCTTCGCGTTTACAGGTATGCGTGTTGGAGCGTGGGCTCAGAACATTGCGCCTGGCTCCATCCTGAACGGCTCATTGAGCTTCCAGGGTGAAATCGTCGTTGATGCCGCGGCGTCAGTTTCCAATACGTCACCGGCGGTACTTCCAACGAACACCACTGAAGTGTTCAACGCCGTCGACCACGTGAGCAATGTCAAGATCAACGACGCTGCTCAAGTTGGAGTGAACTTCACCGAGATCGCTTTCTCAGTCGACAATCAGTTGCGCCCACAACCCGCAATCGGTTCTTTGGCTAACGTTGAGATTGGCTCCGGTCAAGTTCTTGCCAGCGGAACTTTCACAAGCTACTTCCAGAATAAAACGCTCTACGATCAATTCCGCCAGTTCACGAACGTGTCACTTTCGTTCGTGGTTTCGATCGGCGGCAATTCGTATGTTTACCACTTTCCAAGCTTCAAGCTCACGACGGGTGAAGTTGTCGCTGGTGGCAACAACCAAGACGTTTTGGCCCAGTTCGGATTCACGGCGCAGCGAGACGCGACGCTGGGGTATACGATTGGCTTGTCAAGAATCGCTTCCAACAGCTCAATCTTGCTACCGGCTACCGCTAGTCAGTAATATTACTTCACTGAAGTAATATTAAGGAAAGACAGATGCGGCTCTCCGAACTCAAGACGGACCCTGAGCTTGAGCTCAACGGCAAGTGGTGCCCGATTGGTGATGGTGGCGAAGTTCTCGTAGCACGACTGTACAATGAGAAATTCAACGAGTACTACAATAACCGAGCCCAGGCCATCGGGACCAAGGTCCTGCGCAAAGACCAGGCCATCCAAGAAGAACTTCTCCTGGACGCGATGTCTCGTACCGTGCTGTTGGACTGGCGCGGAATTGATGACGATAATGACAAACCCATCAAATATACGCAGAAAGTCGGCCTTCAGGCGCTCACTGAGATACGCGAGTTTCGCGACCAAGTCACAGAACTAGCGTCAAGCTACGAAACCTTCCGTCTTGAAAACCTCGAGGACGACGTAAAAAACTAATTGAGCTCCTGGAGTGGTCCCTTCAGTGGGGTCCGCAAATGGAGCATCTTCAAAGAATTCAAGCGACAGGGGTTGAAGTCCTGGCACTTGAGAATATTCCAGACCTCCCCCCAGACCTTATGCCATACTGGGAAGGCTACTGTAACCTAGACGCTTCGCGGCAGTGGGGGTACGGTGCACCGCAACCCGTCGCCACTTCTGACATTCTCGCGGAGGCGACTCTCCAATCTTTCCGCGGCGCGGCCTTACAGGCCTTTGTTTACTTCGTTCGTCAAATGGATAGACTGTACCTGAAGCGTCAATCGGATAAGAGAGCCATTGCCGGATCTTAGACTAGGAGTTGACTCGCGGAGTGGGGTCACTGGCACCCGTGCGTTTAACCGTGAGCTTGAAAAGCTCAATCGAACGGTTATGCGCACCGACCGGCAGGCCAAAAAGCTCGCTAGAACAAATCGGTCTCTAGCGGATAGCGGTAACCTACTTAAGAGTGCCTTTGGCTTTTTGGTTGCGGGTACTCTAGTACGCGGCTTTGTCAATCTTAGTGATAAAGCCGTACAGATTGAAAACCGACTTCGGCTCGTTACCTCCACCACCTCTGAACTTGAGACGGTCCAAGCGAGACTGTTTGAGCAGGCAACGAACAACCGCGTCGCGTTTACCAGCCAAGCAGAGTTGTATCAGCGTGTCGCGCGCTCCGCAGCCAACCTCAATAAGACAACTGAAGAAACGCTCACTGTAACGGATGCGGTGGCCAAGGCCATCACAATCAGTGGCGTATCGGCGACGGCAGCTGAGGCGGCTATCGTCCAATTGGGCCAGGGTTTGGCCAGTGACCGTCTAGGTGGTGACGAACTTCGCTCGGTCCTTGAGCAGACTCCACGTCTCGCTCAAGCCATCGCTGATGGACTCAAGGTACCACTTGGATCCCTGCGGCAGTTGGGTCGTGAAGGCAAGCTGACGGGTGAGGTCGTATTCGAAGCCCTGCAAGGCCAGCTTCCAAAACTCCAAGAAGAATTCAAGAAGCTGTCGCCGACCTTTTCCCAAGCTGGCCAGATTATGGAGAATACCTTAATCTCGGCGGTTGGGGAGCTCAACAAGGTTCTTGGTATCCAAGAGTCTTGGGCGAAGCTAATAATTGAGACCGCCAATCTCATAAGAACTGATCTTCTCCCCGCGATGATTGATGGTTCAACAGTAGCGAGCAATTTTGCGATCACAGCTATTGGCGCCATCGATAGATTTCTACTTCGTACCCAGTTACTGTTCGCCGGAGTTAAAAGAGACGTCGCCGATCTTCGCGATGAAAGTGGATTTTTTGATGCCGCGTTAGAAACTGCCGGCGAGACTGCTCAAGGATTTCAAGAAGGTCTTGATTCGAGTTTCCTTGTTCAAAATAGTCAAATCATACGGTCTTTAGTCAGTCCATTACGCCTCGTGGCCATGGGCGCTGAAGGTTGGGCTGGCGCAACTGAAGACGCTTCCGATGCCGCTAAAGACGTCAAGCAAATTCTGAAAGAAATCGAGCAAAGTGAAGGTGCTGTAACGAAAGGATTCGTTGATGCCGCTAGACGTAGAGCCGATTCGTTGCGCCGCCTTAACGATGCCGCTAAAGGCGACACTAGCGGCACGGCAGGGGGTGGTCAAGGTGGCCAGGGCAAAGGCTTGTCATCTGATCTCCAAAAAGAAATTGACAAGATTGTTAAATCAGTTGAGACGCCCCTAGAGGCATTTGAAAAGTTTAAGGCGCGACTTGTAGAGCTTCGTGATCTCGCCCCTGAGCTAATCACGTTTGAGGTTTTCGCAGATGCTTTGTCTGCGGCGCGCGAACAATTTGAAAAAGCGACGCCCGCCTTTGCTGCTTCCAATGCTGAATTAGCCCGCGCCGCGGAGCTCACAGAAGGCGCCCGTACGCCACTAGAAATTTATACTGATAAATTAACTGACTACGAAGACCTTCTCGATCGGTTGAAGATTAGCCAGGAGACATTTAACCGCCTCCAAGCTGAAGCCACCGAGGAATTCCGCGCCGCCGACCCGGTGATTACTGCCAGGAACAAATTACTGGAGCGTGGCCTGGAAGTCATCGAGGCGACGCGTACTCCGCAGGAACAATATAGCGCCGCAGTATTTGAACTCGGGGTTCTCCTCCGCAAGGAAGCGATTGACCAAGACACATTCACCAGGGCTGTCGCCGCCGCGAAAGAAGAGTTTCTTGAAGCTGATGATGTGTTGGCAACCCTAGGGCGTCGCGCCGCTGAGAACATCCAAGACGCGTTCGCTGATGCCCTGCTCAATATGGAAGATGGATTTGATGGATTTGTGAGCGCGGTCGGTGAGGGACTGTCAAAGATCGCGGCGCAACTTATCGCGAACCAGTTACTTCAAGCGGCCCTCCAATTCGTACCAGGAGGCAGTACAGTGGCAGCGGCCCTCCAACTCAGCACTGCTACT